CCGCTCGGATGATCTTCAAGACCAACGGAAAGACCATTTGAACAGCCTGCAGAATTAACGGGATAATCATTTTGGCAATCTGCAAGATAACCGGAATAATCGACATGAGCACGGCTAGGACAACCGGAATGACCGCTTGTATAACTTGCAAGATTACAGGGAAAATAGCCTGTGCCGCCTTTAGGAAGATCGGCAAAATACTTGTGACAATTTGCAATATCACAGGAATAATTGCTTGAATGAGCTGTACCACAATCGGTGCCACGGACATAACAGTTTGCAAGATAACCGGCAATAGGGATGAAAAGGTTTGGGCTAATTGTGGCAACACAATCGAAAATATAGACATCATTGTTTGGGCGATCTGGGCAAATGCTCCCCCTATCACTACTCCAAGTTCCGCTAATGCCCGACCCAGTTCTGCAAAAGTAGGTGCTAACTGTTGAAAACTTTGGGATAAAATAACCCCTGTTTGCTCAAACTGTGGCGCTAGCTCCTCAAACATTTTCGCAAACTCATTCAAAACCGGTTGTAACGCGACCAGGATACTGCTCACAAAAGTTAGGATTCCCTGAAGGATAGGAGTTAAGGCGGTTAATAAACGTCCTCCTGTTTGTGTTATGGAAGCAACCACCCCACCAATAGATCCTATGAAACTAGCGACCGCCGGACCGATCGATTTTATTAAACTGGTCACGGTTTTCATTAGAGAAGCGAAAGTGTTCCCTAAAGACGCTCCGATTTGTTGAAAAACAGGTTTCAATTGACGGAGTGCATCCATGATTCGGGCTAATACAGGCTGTATCGCTTGGACAATCGAATTCCAGGTGTTGATAATGACTCTCCTTGCCTCTTCATTGCGGGCAATAAAAAACACAACATGTGGCAAGAACATGGTGAATAATGAACCTAATAGCCGAAAGGGTCCCAACAATAATCCGGCTGTTCTTCCGAATAAATTGAGTTTAGAGCTAGAAGTCTCGACTGTTTTCCCAAAAGAAAGGAACGCTGATTTGGATTGATTTGCAGCAACATTATTACTTTTAAAAGCGCCAAATAGTCTGCCTAAGACCAAGGTCGCCCCGCCAATAGAAGTAATCATAAACCCTACAACCGTCCCTAGTGCTAGCAGGACAGTGGTCAGAGCTGCTATGGCCGCAATTACGGTTCTGGTTGTCGGAGAAAGATTTGAAAATTTGTTGGCCATTCCCTCAATGATATTGGCTACTCTTTCAATGACGGGCGCTAAAGAATTCACAAAGACTTTTGAAGCACTATCTAGCGATGATTCCATCTTGGTGAGCGCCCCGGCCCATCCTTCTAACATGGCATCTGCTGCTTTTTGGGATGCTCCCGCGCTATTCTCAAGTGAAGCTGTCATTTCATCAATTTTATTAGGTCCCGCAGCAATTAACGCCATCATTCCAGAGACGGCTTCTGTGCCAAAAATCGTTGCTAGCGCTGACGCTTTTTGGGCATTCGTCATACCGTCCATGCCCTTTGTGAGCTCGGCGACAATTTGAGACAGCGACTTCATCTCTCCGTTTCGATCTTTGATGCTAACACCTAGTCGCACAAGTTGTTCCTTTGCTTCTTTTGGCGGGTCCACTAAACGTAATAGCGAAGCCCGCAAGGTCGTACCAGCTTGCTCTCCTGTTGCACCTGCGTCCACCATGATTCCAACCGCAGCAGCAAGATCCTCAATGGAATATCCTAGCTGTGCGGCAGGACCGGCTGCGTACTTGAAGGCGTACTGCATATCTAAAACACCTGCAGCTGATTGGTTCGATGCCTGAGCTAAAACATCTGCCACTCGTCCACTCTCGCTCGCTTCAAGTCGAAAAGAATTTAATGCGGAGGTAATGGTATCCGCTACTAGGCCTAAATCTTCCCCACTGGCTGCAGCCGCACTAAGAATTCCAGGTAGTGCTTTTGTTGCCTTCCCAGCATCAAAACCTTTGGCTCCTAATTCCGCAAACGCTGCTGCGACTTCGGCCGTTGTATATACAGAATCTTTAGCCATGTCTAATATGGCCTTCGATACATCTTCATAGGAACCTTGAGTCAGTATAGCCGCACGTCTCGCTTCTTTTTCAAAATCACGAGCTCCCTCGATCATCTGAAAAAACGCAAACCCCGACGCTGCGGCAGCCGGAGCTAATGAACTAGCCATCGAGTTTCCGATTTGTTGCGTCCGGTTTCCTATACCATCTAAGGCATCTGAAGCACGACGGGCAATGCTTTCTTGTTCCCGTAAATTCTGATTGGCTTTTTTGAGCTCCTGCGCCAATTTTTCTTCCGCCGCACGTGCTTCTAATAATTTCGTTTCATACTGTTTAACCTCGGTTGAATTTTCACCATAAACCTTTTTGGCTTGTTCTAATTGCTGCTCATATAACCGAGTTTGTTGGGTCGCTTGGTTTAGGCTTTGGTTCAACTGTGAAATCTGTAGACGCAGTTTATCGGATTCAGATGCACTCTCATCGAGTTTGGCACGTTGAAGATCGTACTCGGCGTTCAGCTTTTCCATCGTAGCATGTAAACGTTCTTCCTCTTGTCGAAGAACATGGAGCTGTTCCTTCGCTTTTGCCGTTTCACTTGTTCGGGCACGTTCCATTTCGATAGCGAGGCGCAGGCTCCGACTGGTCTCTTCCATCCGGTTGGCCAACTGTTGTTCGGCAGCTTGAACTTTTAAAAGTTCCATTTCCATTCGTTTGGCCTCGTTGGAATTGGCACCAAACTGCTGTCTCACTCTTTCAAGTTGCTGGGCGGTCGCCTGAGTTTTTTGTTGTGCAATCTCGTAAAGCCGTTGTAAATTTTCTAATCTTGCTTCATATTTTTGAGACTCACTAGCCGTGTGTTTCATTTGCTCCTCTTGCAGTTTCATCTCCTGCCGGAGCTTTTGGGCTTCACGATTCATGTCTTTGACCGCTTTATTAAATTCCTGATTAAAAACCCTAAATGTGACCCTAACTTCTGATTGGTTTGTCACCAGTCTCACCTACCTCTCTTTTGGATTGTTGCGCCATCCCTCAAATGCAACCGCTCCTTGGTAGATTCGTTCCACCGACGCAATAGGTTCATGCCAAAATGTTTCAGAGTCGATCCCTGCGCCAATGCAATACAAAACGTACAAATCTTCCACACATTCAATTTTTAGCGTCGGCGGTTGGACTTTTTTTCATTTTTCCTACTTTTGTTCATGCTTTGTTGGAGTCCTTTTGCGAATTGATTGGGGTCCGACACAATTAAATCGACAATCAGATTTGAATAGAGCTCCACGGTATTTTCGAATGGGTCATGATACTTTTGCAAAAATTCATCAAACGTGAGGTCCAGATGTTTATTCGCACCTACTAAGGCCATATAGATGACCTGCTGCATTTTGGTTTCGTCAATTTGTTCAAAAACGGCCGGATCAACGTATTCATTTTCTCCTCTTGCCAATGCTTCAAGTTCCTGCATTTTTAAGAGACTTGTAAATATAGAGCTTTCAATTAATCCGAGTTCTTTCCCTCTTTTAAGAGAATAGTTGGTTAAAAACGCCGGATACGTTTTTTCATTAACAAACACCCTTTCAAATTCGCCGTTTACTTCTCTTATCTCAACGTCTTTTAGAGTTATTTTTCTCACTTTCATTTACTTTCCCTCACCTTCTCAATCTCAAGAATAAAAAGCCCCTGTGAATAGATAGGGGCTTATGGGGTTGGAACTGCTTTCACTAAATCGGTGTTGAATTGTGTATGCCATTGACTTGCAATGGTTGAATCTAGTTCATCAACAAATGCCTCGTAATAAAAGTTCCCTAAACTGTCCTTCAATGCAGTAAATTGCATTTCAAGCATTGCAACTTCATCTGCGCCGTTTTCAATTGAAATTTTAAATCCTGTATTGTTGGAACAGTTCGGAAAAGCAATGAGCTTTTTGACATCTTCAAACTCATCGATCACATCCGCTGTAAGAACAAATTGTTTTCCTTTCGATAGTTCACCATACGCCCAAACGCCAGGCTTGAGCCCCTCTGTTTTCAACCCAAAGAAATCACGAGCTACTTGGACAGGGATATGAGCATTAACGGTCAGGTTCATTTTTACTGGTTTGAACTTTCGTTTCACCTCAACACCTTCACACTTTTTGATAATTTCAACTCCTTCAGTTTCCCCTTCAATCGTTCCAACAGCTCCAAATTTAGTTCCAGGTTGTTGTGTTCCGTTTTGAATAAACTGAACACTTGCGTTTTTAATCGAAACCGCGTCAAATTCTTGAATAACAGTAGTCATTAGAATTCCCCCTCTAAAATTTGATCGATTTTCTCATGTAGTTTGGCAAGGATTTTAGGAGTAGCCACTTCTAATCCCCTTTCCATAAACCGTTGTTCTAGTGGGTTATGAGCTCCCCGACCTGCGTTGGGGAAAACAAGATAACCAAAACTACCTCTTTTGTTGGCAGCTCCCCCTCTTGCCTTAATCACAAAACCAAGATTGAGTTTTTCATGATCACTCCAGTTACTGTGCTTTGCGTGTCTCTTGTTTCGAATTTTTCCTTTTCTAGTCGAGACAGGGATGAGCTTCGTAATTTCCTCCACGGCTATTCGGATTCCGTCGGTATGCAAAACATCATTCGTCACTTTTTCCATTTTGTTCGGCAACTTCGCCATCTTCAGTGCTAAATGTTCCAGTGCTTTAGAATCGACTTCAAACCGGACACTCAATCGGAATCACCCGCCTAAAAACAAGTGTTACCCGATCCACATAGCGCTCGGTGTCTTTCTCTTGAAGGCGTTCTTTGACCGTATTGACAAAATTTATGCCCTTAACGGACGAAATGATGGAAATAATATCAATCGTTTGTTCATCCACATCGTCTCGATTCTCGGAATAGTAATAGACGTAAATATCCTGATTTACGTTTTTGATATTGTTTGTTGTTCGAAACTCGCCGGTCTCGAACACGAAACAATTGTACTCGGACAACGTTGCTTCCTCGTCCTCCGCGATCTCATCCTCATAAACTGGAAGTCCAAAATGACTTTTTAAACCGGTGACTAATGCGTCAATTTGTTCACGCATAAACCTTTTCGTTTTTTCATTCATTGATCGCACCTACTTCCTGCAGGTAGAAATAAAGGTACACCCTGTCAGAATCGACCGTGATGACATCATATTCAATGTTGTTGATTACAACTTTTAATTTATTTTTGTTGATCGATCGGAAAGAAGGCGGGTATAACGTTTTGACCTTTCGATCCAAACTAGCTCCCATAATTCCAACCATCTGATAATCTTGATCCCGGCATGACATTTCTTTGAATGCCAATTTTCCTTCTTCCGTAAACACTTCTCCAATACGTTTACCGGTTGTTGAACGCTGTGTTTGTTTATGTCCATACGAAAGAAAACCATCATTCAACGTCTCCCGGTACGGTTTCACTGCCACGAATGACACCTACTTTCCCGATGGCCACCGCTAAAACGAGCCGAGATAATTCATGCCGAAAGTTATTTTCGAACTCGTCCCCTGCGTTGTTGTAAACATAACGACACCGCTCCAGGAGAATGTCTTTCGGCCAATCCTCTTTTGAAAAATCAAAAGACGCATTTGTCAGTTCAGACAAATACGCCTCCGATCGCCGAATTAACTTTTTCAACAGTTCATCTTCTTCATTCCATGTGATCCGCAGCCGATCTTTCAAATCAGAAAGAAGTTGCTGAAGAATTGATTCATCCATTCAAAATCACCTACTTTTTAGCAGGTGTTTTCTTTTGATTTTTACTGCTTTCCTTTTCTTCTGATGATTCTTTCGCTTGTTTTTCCTCTTCTTTGCTCTCTTGTTCTTCTACAGCAGAAGCAAGAAAAGCGATTTGGTACGGATTTTGATTCGATTGGAGATACGCGACCCGTTCAGGATCTGCTTTGAATCCTTCTTTTGGGTACTCTTCCCCTTTTTTGTACAGGGTGTTTTTGTGTTGTTTTTCAATGAAATCATGCAATACACGATATTTCATGTAATGTCACTTCCTTTCCGTTATGGAGTTGGTGTTTGGACACCGAGATTCGTAATGTCAAAGACTAAGAAGCTGTCATTGTCTTTCGGACGACCATTCGCATATTGTTTTGTAACATACACGCGCTCATCTTCAATGATTCGTACTTCATCGCTATACTCAATTTTTCGAGAAGAACCCACACCCAAGAAATAATCTTTTCCTAAACCAGCAATGAGTTTCCCTTGTGGGACAGAAACGGATTGAATCACTTTTGCTGGGATTGGAAGAACTCCATAAACATATGTGCCGCTTTGAGTGAGAAATGTAGTTTCTGGGAAGATTTTTTCCCAATAATCCAATGGATTGACTACAAATAACACTTGGCTGACTTTTCGTTTGCCGTTCTTTGTAAGTGGAGCCATCACGTGTTGCCCCAACGATTTAGGTGACAAATCGGTTAATGCTGTTGCTGCTTTGTCTGGATACACACCGTCTACTACAGCTCCGGCTAAATCCTTCATCATCCCAATCGGTTGCTCTTTTCCAGTTCCTCGAATAATCGCATCTTCCAAGCCAATCGCCATCGCCTCGGTCAGAACGGTACGTACATATTTGTCGAGCCACACCGGTCCTAAATCCAGCATCGCCTTAGCGACTGGAAGGAACGCAGAGAGTTTGAATAAATCTGTATTGATTTTTTCAAACCCTTCATCCAAAATTTCTTTAATCTCCGCCGTCAGTCTGCCCCACCAAGCTGTTGGAATGTCGCCTTTTTTCATAATCCATTCCGTAATCCCTGTTGTGTTCACGAATTCGATATATTGTAATAATTCGTGGTCACGAACCAAATCTTCAAACACTCGATCAATGACAGTCGGAGGAACTAATTTTTCTACCCCGTCAAAGCCTTGCCCTTGGATGACTTCGTTATAGTAAGTCATTTCCTCTTTTGTCAATGGTTTAAGTCCACGGGCAGCCATCGCTTGTTGGTCGGTTAAATCCTCATTTACCGCTTTTTTTGCTTCTGCGATGATATTTTCTTGAATCGAATTAGCGAACTTCGTAAAAGCCTCTGCCAATTCCTTTTCATCACCGCTGTTTAATGCTTTCAATAAACTTTCCTTCACTTCCATTTCATTTTTTACTTCACGATCTAAGTTTTTAATGGCCATGTTTATACCTCCTTTTTAAAATAAAAAACACCGTCGTTTGCCGACCGTGTAAATGAGTTTAAGAATTGATAGATTAAATTTGCGTTATTCATTGGTTTTGCTTCTTTTGTTTGATGATTGTTTTCAATTGTTGGCCAAACGGCTTTTGCTACCGCTTTTCCTTCAGAAGAGACAGCGATATATTTGTTTAGAATCTCCTCTTTTGCCGATATTTTCTTTTGGTCGTCCTCGTTTTCATCTGAAACCGCAATTTCATCTACGACCTCATCACAAAACCCCAAGGCTTTACACTCGGCCGCAGTTAACCAGGTTTCCTCATCAAGCAATCTCTCCAATTCGGATCGCTCCCCAACAAAACGGGATGTGTAGCTTTCCGTAACAGCCGTATCAATTTTTTCTAGGTCATTTGCAATTTTTCTCAACTCGGCTGCATTGCCGTATGCAAATGTCCAAGCCCGATGTATCATCATCATTGTATTACGCGGCATAATGATTTTATCGGCTGCCATCGCAATGACCGATGCTCCCGACGCCGCTAATCCATCAATGTAAACATTGATAGAAGCCTTATGGTTTTTGAGTAAATTATGAATCGCAATGGACTCAAACACATCGCCACCTGGACTGTTGATATGAACATTGATGGTCTTTGCGTTAATACTATCTAGTTTAGCTTTCACATCTTTTGATGAAATATCGGCAAACCAACCGGAACCAATAGACCCATAAAGAAACATATCAGCTTCGTTTGATTCTGCTTGATTGAATACCTCAAAACGTTTGTTGATTTTAGGCAGCTCCATTTTCTTCACCATCCCCCTTCACCTCCTTTCGAGGCCTCTTGATAGTTTTTGGTTACATATCGTCTGTTTGCCCAATCCTCATTGATCGGTTCCTTTCCAAGCATCGTTAAGATGTCGTTGATGGACAAACCGCCAATAGCAAACAACTTATCTGCAGCTGTGGCCAGCTGTGTAATATCAACTATCTTCAAGTTGTTCGTGTCAACCTTTAGATACGTTCGACTCAAATATTCCTGTTTGGTGTACATCTTTCGATTCAATTCGTCCTGGATTAATTCCGCGATAGGTTTAATGCAAAATAGAAGAAAAGCATCCATGTGCTTTTCTACATCCGCAATATCTCCTTTCAACAAACCACGGGGAACATGGAAAGACATAGCTACATAATTGATAACGTCGTTAACCAATTCGGCAATATCTCGGCTTGTGCTATTCTGGGAGACGCCGCTTTTACTATCGCTCATATCCTCGAATTCATAGCCTTTTTGAAGCTGAAAGCCAACGCCGGGTTTATCGGCATTGAACCAGTCGGCTAATTGTTTTTCAAACATTTCATCAATCAGCTTTTGTGTTTCCTCATCCTGTGGTCGTAAGAAATCTCCCTTAATCAACATTCTTTTGTTGTTCTTTCTTTTATAAAAACCGATGGCCGAAGCAATTAATTTTCCATAATCCTCATACAACCCGTGGATGACTTCCATCATGTTTCGGTCATTTAATTTAAAATATAAGACCTCCGATTCAAGGAACACCTTTTGAAACACTAAATCTCCAATCTGAACCTGTGTGTAATAATTTTCTCTCAACGCAAATTCATTTTTGATCCAGCCATCCGCAATATACAACTGATCATTTTGCATAATCACTAAACATTCATTTTGCATAATGAGACGGTTGACCAAACTGTGTATAAACTCGGATGCATTTTGATTTTGATTCGGCTGGACATTCAACAAATAATAATTTTCGCCGCGTTTTTCTTTGCCATTCTCAAATGTTTGGAACTCGCACCTAGTCAAAGTATTTGCGATCAGATCAATACACGTTTCAACTGCCAATCTTTTGTAATAGGCAGTTGTAGATAGTGCCTGAAACTCCGTCAGCGTAATAGAATTCCTTGAACCAAATAAACCGCTAATCCAATCTAAAAATCCCACTGTCTCACCACCTTTCAGGTGCTAAATGACTTAAAGATTCGACTGATGTTTTCTCTTGTGATTGGAATAGATTCTTGTAACTCAGAATCGAAGTTTAACGCATGTAAAAAAGCGAAAAACCCGTCTGTTTTCCGCTTCTCTTTATCGATTTTTTTATATTCGATGTTCCCATTCGCCTTCTCTTCTTTGTACACATTTCCAACGTACCACCTCATGAGTGGATCATCGCCAAATACGATCGTATGATTCACGAACATTTCTTCGACAAGAGGGGAAAGTTTAGAATGTGTAATCGGACCTCTTCTAACGACTTCCACTTCGAACCCCGCCTCTTCAAATGCCTGTTTTAATATCGATGCACGATGCGTGTCCATAGCAATCTTTTTAAAGCGAAACGTTTTGCTTTTTTCTACAAACCAGTTGACGATATGATCTGATCTAATAGAATCATCATATACAACAGTTAACAGCCCCTTTTCGATAGCCAAGTTAATAATATCTTGATTAATTGCCTGTAGTTTTGGAGCTGTATGGTGCATGAATGTATGATGTAGCCAATACCTTTTCCCTGCATGTTTAAAGAACACACCTACCGCACAAAAGTCTCTGATTTGTGCATAGTCAAGTCCTCCGATTGCCTCAATCCCTTTCATGTTTGTTGGAAATGGCTGATTCGTTGCTAATCGTTCTTCGTATGTGGCAACTTCTTTTCTTGTATCGTCTACAGGCATGTTCATACGCTTGGTCATGAATTCAATTCGAATCGCAGCATTGATTTTGCCAAGCTCATACTCTTTTTTCATTTCGTGCTGCAGATGTTTGTTGTACCTGTATGAAGGATTGGCTTTTTCCCACTTCGATTCATCCTCAACTTCTTTTTCATCGTCTAATTTGCAGATAAATGGGAATAAAGTTGAGTTCGGCATTTCTTTATTTAAGACCATTTGAGCTTCTTCTTTTAGGTCATCCAATACACCGCCACGGACATATCCATCCGTTGTAATGTAAAACGTTCTTGGATCTGCTTTTTTTCCTAAACCAGATGTAAAAACTTTTATATTATCGTAATTTTCGTATTCGTGTACCTCGTCAAAGATAACGCAACCACTACGTTTTCCGTCTTTTGTCCGTGCATTGGACGTATTATACTCTACCTTCGATCGTGTGCCTCGATGCTGAATGAGGGTTTTAGACTTATAGAACGCCTTCTTGACTTTCGACCAATGATCCTCTAGGACGTTATAGATATCCATAAATGACGTTTTTGCTTGTTCTTCGGATGTGGCAACGATATCAATATCATAATTCCTAATTCCATGATGGCCGGTCGTCATATAGAAAGAGTTCCATCCAACATATCCATTTTTTCCAGCGCCACGACCTAACAAAATAAGAAAACGATCGAACATTAATCGACCGTCATCGTATCGAACTCCATATATAAAAGCGTTAATAAATTTCTGCCAAGGATAGAGATCGAAAGGAAAATATCGCCCTGGAATCTCTACTGATTTTTGAATAGCTCCATAGTCAATAACTACATTCGGTTGATCGAGCTTCCAGCGCAAAAACTCCATCAGCTTCTTTTGTTCTTCACATGCTTCAATTTCCCCCTGCTCGACCATCCTCATGTATTCATCGATATACGGATGATAGTTATACGTCCTCGAACTCATCTTCATCACTATTTGAGCCTATTTTTTTGAGAAGATTGAAAAGTTCTTTGTAAGCAGCCGTATATCGATTCATCATTGTGTTGTAGCTTTTTTGAGCAGGGTTTTCGACGAGCATTTTTTGCTTGCCATTTTGGAAGGTGTATGTTGGACCTTTGGCTTTAATCTCCTCTTCCAAAATTTCTAGTTGAATCGTCATAAAGGCGACCCTTTCAATCAGTGCCTTTGCCACTTCTTTTTCATAATCCGGCAACTCGTCGAACACCGCGTTAAGCCGGTCAATTTCTCTCTGAATCAACTCGTCTTGCTTCTTTCGACTTAATTTCGCCATTGTACCCCCCTCCCCTCACGTGAGAATTGTAAAAAATATTTTTTTCGCTCTGCCCCCTCCCGTTGAACAACTCCCCCAAAAAGAGCCGAATTTTTTGACCGGGGGGGGTATTTAGAGATTAAGGTTGTACTTCTCAATAAATAAATTTGTAGTTAATGCTTTTCTAGGTATTCTCGCAGATGGTTTGCTATAAGGACGATTGGCATATTGTATTAAACCTATCTGATAATCCCGCTCTTGTCTGATTTCTCTTAGAAACCAATATCGTTTCCTTCGTTCTCGATTCATCCATTACCACCTCTCCTCATTTACAAACTTTTTCCGCTTAATGTAGTTATCTAACCTTTTATGCTCATCGTTGTGACATGGAATACAAATAGATTCAACATTATCTAAATCTAAAGCAAGCTCTGGGTGAGTCTTAACTTCTTTCTTATGATGAACGTTTTGAGCTTTACTATATTTCCCTTTC